GCGGCTGCGTCGCTGGCGTTGTCATCGGTCGTCATCCCGCAGTCGCTTGAGGCCGGCGTGCAGGACCCTTCGATCGTCCCAGCGCAGTCCAGGTTGCCGGAGTCGTCGAGAGTACAGCCCGAGTTCTGGATGAGCTTGCCCGTGGTTGAGTTGAACCGGCAGATCGCGTTGTCGTTCGCCGAAGCAGGACCGACAACGTCGCCCGCCCCCGACGAACAATCGGTCGTATCAACCCCCAGAACACCCGACGCATCGAACCTGGCACACCGGGAGGCAGTTCCCCCGGTGATCTGGCCGCCCGCTGAGATGTCGACTGTGATCCCGTTGGGGACCTCGGCATCGGAGTCGGGGTTGTCGTCGTCCGCCGTGCAGCTTTCCACTGCGCCGGCTGCATCCACACCGAGCGGGTACTGGCCTGCCGAGCAGTTGGCCCCGTTCGCATTCAGCGCGTCTGCGGCGTCCGCCTTCGGCCAGTCCTTGCTCATGTCGATGAGCATCTTGTCGGCCGACGGTTCGGTGACGATCCCGTTGGTGTCGCCGCTCGTCGCGATCTCGGCAAGAGCCGTCGAGTCGTTCCCGGCATCGTCCCCGATGTCCAAGATCATCGACGAGGAGCTCGCCGAGCAGGTGATCGCACCCGTGGCGGCGAGGGTGCAGTCCCCCGACATTGCCTTCTCGAGGAACGTCCCGTTGCCCTGGCCGACCAGTATCTGGCCGGAGGCGCCCGTGTTCGCGGTCGTACCCGTGCCGCCGGCGCCGACCGTGACCTGCGCCAGCGCAGGCGAAGAGATGGCGAAAGTGAGAGCGAGAGCGAGGCTAGTTCTGACCACCCAGGAAACCATTGAGACCCTCCGGTGCGAGCACGCTCATATCCGCCAGCGTCGTCGCGATGCAGTCCCCGAGCTCCGTTCCGATGACCCAGCCCGGTCCTGCGTGTAGTGTACGCCCCCCACGGGGGGTTACGTAGTGGGCGAAGAGCGGCTCCGTGGAGGCCGGCGCCATGCCAACCGTGACCGTCGTCCCCGTCCGTTTGTACTCGGTCGGCAGCGTCGGACTCGCCACCTCCTTGAGCCGGATGTGGCTCATGTAGATCCCGATCTCGTTGTTCGCCGGCTCCTCGTCGAGTTCGAAGACGGTGTTCGACCCGTTCTTCGCCCCCTCGAGCTGGTCATTCCACCGCACATCCCCAGGCACGGCCACAGGGTAGTCGACGTAGAAGGGATCCGATCCCATGGGCGCCGCCCCCATCTCAAGGGTCTGGCCCTGCAGGGTGTACTCGTCGGAAGCGGGGCTGGCATCGACCCGCTGGAACAGGGCGCCGCCCAGGTAGACCGCCACGTCGGCTGCCGCGGTCGGCTCGTACGCCAGGGTGAAGGTCGTGTTCGCTCCGTTCTTGGTCCCCGTCGGCACCTCGTCGAAGACCGGGCTGGTTGGCCGCGGCACCAGGAGGTCGCAGACCAGATGGTCGCTCGAGGCGGGCGCCACCCCCAGCGTCACGGTCGTTCCGGACAGCTTGAACTGCCGGATCCCGGGCGTCCCCTCGACCTTCTGCAGCCGGACGTGCTGGTGGTAGATCTCGATCTTCCCGTTGTAGACCTCGAAGGGGGTCGTGAAGGACACGTTCACGCTGTTCTTCGTGCCCGTCAGCGACTGGTTCAGCTTCACCCAGATCGACCCCGACGCCTGGTTGATGATGGTCGTCGTGTTGACTTCGATCGTGTCGGCGACGTGCTGCTTGGTGACGAGGTCGGAGTCGCGGGTCGCCTGGCCAGAGCCGGTGATCACCCGGCCCTTGAGGTCGAGTTCCCCGTGGAGCGCCACGACGCCCGCGCCACCGCGGAGCTGATTCACCCTGCGGTCCAAGTCCTCGAGCGCGCGATTAACCTCGACGACGCTGAGGCGATTGACCCGTCTCACGGCTCCGACTCAGATTCGACGTTGAACCCTACGCCGTACCAGTACCGACGAGCGAGGTTCGTTGACTCGATGCCGACACTGATCGAGTGCCCCCGGAACGTCATCGGTAGATTGAAGCGGTGACGCAATCGGCCTCGAGCCGTCAGCCAGCGACGACAGATCCCGCCCGTGTCGGTGCGAACCGTCACCACCATGCCGCCGTCGACATCGGCATCTAGGACGACTTCGCTGAAGACGACTGAGCGCATCCCCTCACCGAAAACGAAGTCCTTCGTGCGCGGTGCCCAGTACGTACTTGAGGCCGGACGCTCCGTGGCGATGTGATAGACCTTCCCAGACCGATCACCGCCCAACAGCCGTGCGTCTCGATGCTCTCGCATGAGGAACGTGTACCCCTCGCGAAGAATCGAGAACTGGGGGTTCTGCGGGCTTTCGAAGTCCATCATCAGCGTTCGGGTGCCGTCGTTGTACGACGCCCACACCTTGTCGCGATGTGAACCAAGCGTGATTAAGGCGATGGTTTCCTCGCTGATCGAATCCGAGTGGCCACGGTCGTCGAAGAGACCCTCCACCATCAGACCGATCTCTTGGACCTGACGACCGTCGCAGAGGTAGATCCCTGTGCGGGCGATGAAGACGTGAACCATGACCCCAGCCAGTGTCACACTCGTGACCGCCAGCTCCCCGACCAAGCCAACTGGCGAGTCGAGTTGCTGAAGGCGCACTGTCGCCGGCGTGAAACCAGCCCCCTGGGAGCTCAGGCGATAAACCGAACTGTCCGTGTAGAGGATCAGGTCGGAGTCGAGGGGTAGAATCCGCAGGAGCTTCTCCGCTGACCGCCGACCTGGCCGGAAGCGATTGAAGACCGGCCAGTGCTCTGGTTCCCCGGGCCTCGAGAACACCACGTCATCCCCAGAAATGGCGAAGAACTGCTCCTGGTGGAAGACAAGAGACTTCAGATCGGTGGGCGGCGGAAAGTGGTCGGTCCAGTCGGCGAGCGCACCGAGGTTGGACATGATGATCTGCTGCCGCTCCGACGCATCGCCAGCCTCGGACGACTTCTTGAGCTGCGGGAAGGTCGTCTGCAGCGACGTCGAAGGCTGATGCTTCGCCGCCTGACGGTTGGTGATCTTCTCGGCAATGATCACGCCGCCAGCCTCGGACTTCACGTCGACTGGGTCGTCCCCCGGCGTTGCCTCTTCATCCGCACCCGGCGCCAGCGCATCGGTATCCTGGTACGTGGTCGTCGTGTTGTCGGCCAGTTCAGCGATGAAGTACTTCGCCGAGCTGTTGATGTCGGAACGATAGAGCCGACGCGCGGTGACCGTTGAGCCGCCCACGGGGATCGCGGAGAGGTCGACGCCGTCGTCCGCCGCCTCGACTGTCACGGTGGCCACAGGAGAGAAGTTCGACTCGGCCACCCCATTGAAGAACGTCACCCAGTACTTGTAGACGCCCGGGTACATATCGCCGCCCGTGCCCGACGCCGCAGTAGCCGTGCAGGCCGTCGTGGGGGCGTCGAGACCAACAGCCTCAAGCGTGGTCCCGTCCCATCGCTTCACATTCGAACCGTCGGCGATGTACGTGTAGTCGTTGTACGATGCGCCGCTGAGATACCCCGTCGTGGCAAACGTGCCCAGCGAGACCGACTCTTCGTAGACCTGGCTACCGCTCTTCACGATCTTGCGGGCCACCTCGTCACGATAGCTGTCGACGATCCCGAGAATGCGCCCGCGTGTGTACGTCTGGAGGACAGTGCGCCCGAGATCGGACGACACCGCACCGGCAACATCGAACCGACAACCGAACGCCTCCTGAAGCTGGTTGTCGGCGATCTTCGTCGGTTCGGCCTTCAGGTTCAGGCCGCCACCCAGTCTGTACTCAACGAAAGGCATCAGCTCTGCGTTCCTACGATCGTCCCATCCGTATCGCTCGTCGGCGTACTGCTCTTGATCCGAAGATCCCCGGTCGCATCCACCCAAAGATGGTAGGCACCTAGACGCAAGTGCCGCCCGTCCCAACCATCGTGGACGATGTAGAGACCGAAGGCGTCGTCAGGGACGTAGCACGCAGTCCCGGCCCCTGAACCGCCAACCATACCAAGGCCGAGCGGTGTTCGGTCGGCACTCTTGAGGCGAACGATCCCGGCATTCTGGTCGTTTTGAACCCAGAGGTTGTTGAAGTGGACATAGGAGTCGTCCGAGAACGCCGGCGCGAGGCCGTCGAGTTGCTGCAAGGAAGCGTTCCGCAAAATCCCGCTGCCGATAGCCCACTTGCCAGAGCCTCGATCCATGATCTCCCAGTGGTTGCTGATGTGGAAGTCCTCACCTTCGGCGTTCTCGAAGAACGGCGTCGTGAGTTCCGAGTACTTGCCAGTGAAATTGTTGGCCCCGTTGCCGATGTAGAACGAGATCCTGAAGTCGGAGTTCTGGACCTGGTAGTCGCCGGCCGCGTCCGTAACAATCGCGCTGCCGACTTGATCGCCGGCCACACCCGCCCCGCGTAGCTTGAGCCGAATGTCGAACTCGTTCCCCAACGACGGCGAATCCACGTACCCCGGAATGGCGCCGTTCAGATCTCGCTTGAAGTTGAAGAGGTGCTCGATCTGCACCGCGTCGACTTCACCATCGAAGTGGCAGTTTCGGAACTGGCCACGGAATGGAGTCACCTTCACGGCGGTGGAGTTGCGAATACGGAAGCTCCGCATCTGTACGTTGGTGCAGCGCAGGCCCGTGATGACCCCGAAGTTCGTCGCCGTGATGTCCAGCCCAGCCGGCTCGTTACCCACTCCGCAATCGATGAGATTCACGTTCGTGAAGATCGCCGAGTACTCGTCCGCTCCCATGTCGGACCCACCCGACGGGCCGTACATTCCAGGCAGGAACAAGCCGATGATGCAGTCCTTGGCGGTGAAGTTGTTCACCGACAGATCAGGTCCCTGCCGCTCGAGCGTATAGCCCATCTCGTACGACATCCCGATGGCACAGTCGTGAACCCGGATGTTGCTGAGTTGGCACTGCGGAGAGCCGAATTGCACAGTCACGCCCTTGCCGCCGCCGTTGCCGAGGCCGCCATTGTGGGGAGTGAGTCCGCCCGGATCCGCATCTACGTCATGCAAGCAGTTGCGGATCGTGACGTCGTCGACCACGCAGCGATAGCAGTACTCGCCTGGCTCACTTCGGTAGAAGATGTTGTGATCGATGGCGATTCCGTTCGGGCCGGTATTCTGCGCGTTCCCGTCGATCACGCCACCACGAAACGTCACGCCCTGGCAATCACGAATGGTGAGCACGGCCGTTGCCTTCTGCCCGAGTCCGTCGGTGATCGGCCGTGTCGCACCTTCCGCCAGCTTTATGGTTCCGAAGTTGAGGACGGTGGCGAAGTCGGAGTTGATGATCAGAGGAGCGATCGAGGTTATGTACGTCCCCGGAGGGATGATGATCAACCCGCCCTGATCAAACGCTGTTTGCAGTCCCACCCAGTCATCGGTCACACCGTCCCCCGTCGCACCATAGTCTTGCGGCGTGACTGCGCCCTCGAGGAACGAGGAGAACCCGATCTTGGTCAGAGTCTGTGACGTCCCGTCGGACTTGAGACGCTGGAACGTCCCAGATCCGAACGCGAGGTCTTCCTTGCCGATGAGGCCCTTCAGTATGTTGCGGATTGCCATTAGAATCGGTCTCCGAATTCGTCAGTCGAGAATGCCCTTGTGCCGAGCCCGGGAACGCTCGCACACCAACCGTCAGCGAGATCGAGATCTCCACCCGACGCCAGCATGGTGCCCTCGGGGAGCACGACCGTCTTGAGCGTCTGCCCCTCATGCAGCTTCCATCCGTGGTCACGCCACCGAGTCAGCTCGTACCAGATCAGGCCGTCGTTCATCAGAACCATGAAGTCGCCAGACTGAGTCGTGAAGTTCCCTTCCTTCAGCTTGAGAAGGTTCGTCGAGTTGACGATCAGGGTGTCTTGGAACTGCAGCACCAACAGACGGCCCGCAGCAACAGTGGTCTGGAGGATGGCGTTGATGTCAGTCGTGCCGGTGACTTCGAAGTACAGGGAGTTGTCGGGGAGGGTGATGATCGAGAGCGACTCGACGTCGGCGCCCTTACCAGCCGATGCGACTTCCTGAATGTTCGCGATGGAGAGTGCGAGCTCCTGCAGCGCCCCCTCGACGTCGGTCGCGGCGATTCGTGTGCCCGCGTCCTCGATGTTGAGATGTTCGGCGGCGAGCGGCGTGATGTTCTGGGTCGTGCCGCCGGCGGCCGTCCTCTCAAACGCAACAGGGGATTGGCCCGCCGGGTTGAAGGAGATGTCTTCGTAGCCAATGAGGCCCTTTTTTACCGTGATTGTCATCGTTACACCCTCGGGTACTCACCAGGCAGCCTCGGACCCTTTCGTACCCGACGAGCTCCGTAGAGCGTCTGGCCGAAGCCACGGCGCATTTCCCTGGTCGAATCTGCTGACGTCTCCTTCAAGAATTTCTGCCAGACGAGATACATCGCGGCGTAGGCGCCGCCCACGAACTCGTCCTTCGTTGATGCCACCTTCGCGAGAGCCTTGGCGGCCGCACCGTACGCGATCCCGAGATGTGTCCACGCAGGCAACAGCGGCTCATCCACATCTTCCACCATGAAGACGGGCGTCTCGTTCGCCCAGATCTCGAGGATCTCTTCATCGTTCTTCAACCATACTGCCGTCCCGAGTTCGCTCGCCGGCGCTTTAACCGGCACACCTTCCTGGTTGTTGATCAGCCAGTGCTCGTCGTCGGCTTCGACGAGGATCACGACGCCGAACTCGCTGGTCGATGTGTTCTCGCCGCCACCCTCGAAGACGATGTCGTCGTAGTCGGTCGTCGTGTCGTCCTCGACATCCACCACGACCCCAAGTTCGCTGTCGAAGGTGTAGAGGCTGGCGTTTGCCGAGTCGACGATGTCGACCACGATCCCGTAGTCCGCATCGGCCCCACCTCCGGCTGCCGCTGCTTCGAACGTCACCGTCTCGTCGGTCACCTCGTAGTCGCACACGACCCCGAGCGAGGCGACGAGGGAAGCGAAGCGGAGATGCCAGTCCGTGTCGGTATCCCCGTTCTCGTCGGTGAAGTTCGTGATCGTCCCGTAAGCGTCCTCGAGCACGAAGCGATCCTCGTAGTCCGGCGTCCGGTACGTGCGGAGGGTGCCGGAGTTGCGTTGGTCGATCGTGTAGGCGTCGACCTCGCCGGCCTCGTCCTCCCAGGTCTCGTTGATGCGGTCCAGTTCGAAGACCGACAGCTCTGCGATCCGCCGATCCCGATGGCCGACCCTCTGGATCTGCTCCATCGTGGGCGGGAGCGTGTAGGTGGCCACCCCCTCCTCGACATAGAGCCAGAGCTGCGCCTCAAGCGCCTGTGTGTCGCGGACCATCTGCCGGTACGTATCGTTGACGTAGCGGCCGATCTCGGCGCGTGTGAAGTCCTTCGGCCCGTCTGGGTCTTCACCGACGAATTCGAGCACGCGGTTGATGAGCTCGTCGAACGTCACACCGGCACCCCATACTGCTGGGAGTCCGCCCAGCCCTGACCGAAGACGTGCATCTTGTCGTGGCTCTTGAAGATTTCGTGCTTCAGGTTGATCACGCCGGCCTCGTAGCTCTTCAGCCACTTCGCCGACTGGGCCGCAACTGCTTCACCCCGACCACCCTCGAGCATCAACCGGCCGGTGGCGTACTCAACCAGGGCGTCTCGGAACCGCACCGGCACGTCCGGCTGGTCCGTCTCGGCGCTCATCGAGGCCGCCCCAGGGTCCTGCGTGTACCAGATCGTGTACTCGACGCCGCCAGTCGCCGGCCGCGGCCCGACCATGAGCACGCCCATGGAGAACCGGAAGTACCACTCGATCGACGTGCTGGTCTGCGCCCGCCACTCCCGGCGAGCTGCGTCGATCTTGCGAACCGACAGCGGCCAGACCTTCTTCCTGGTGTCCTCGGTCTCGAAAACACGCAGGATGTTCACGCAGTCCGACGGCAGCGCGTACTGGTAGGAGTACGCCTGCGTGGTGAACGTCGTCTCAGCGACGAGCGCACCCGAGCGCACGACCATGTCCCGATTCCCTTCGTTCAGGGTCTGGGTGATCTTCGCGTCCGTGTACCGAAGGTCGTCGGTTTCGGCCTGAAGGTTGTCACGAACGCGAGCCTTGAGCTCGCCGAGGTTCATCCTTGAGGCAGCAACACGTCTCCGGCCGTGCCGGTATCCACGAACAGCGTGTCGAGACGCTGCGAGATGATGCCGGTGATCTCCTTGTCCGAGGCCGCGGCGGTGAGTCCGTTCCCGTAGCCAAGCCCTGGGCAGAAATCCACCGGCTCGAGGCCGGAGATCCCGCCCGGATAGGTCACGGCCTGGAACGGAATGTTCCTGACGATCCTCTCGCCGTCGTCACGCCGTTTCGTCAGGTCCTGAAGTTGAAGTCTCTCTACAGCCAGATCCGCTCGCATTTATATCTCCTCCGAGGAGTTCCGTGATTCCCACATCACGGAGCCCGGGAACCCTTAGTTTCTCTGGTCCTCCCCAGCGGGCCTGGTAGACGAGGTGGTTGCGCCGAAAGGCTTCGTTGCACTCATCTGTCAGGGCCGCCCGGGTCAGCGCCCGCCTGTGGAAGACGGACACATCCTTCACACGAGCCATAGTACAGCCTAGCTGCGAGGCACGCATAAACAGGTCCAGGTCCTCGAAGTGGCAGCCCTGGTAGACGTCGTCGAATCCCCCGAGTCGCCCGAAAACGTCGCGCCGAACGACGTAACAGCACGACGGCGGACAGCCGCTGTAGGCCGGCGTCACCCCCCGCATGGCCTGCTCCTCGACGTTCTCCTCGACGTGGGGGAACGCCAGCCCGAAGGCGGCGGCAGCGGCCGCCATGCGCTCGAGCCAGGGCTGATCGTCGGGCACGAAGCAGTCGTTGTGGACGAAGACGATGAAGGGCGCCGAGGAGGCGAACGCCAGCCGGTTGTACGCCTTCCCCAGATCCAGCCTCTCGGGCCAGTGGAGGACGTGGAGCTGGTCGTGCGCCGGCATCGGGAACGCCTCGCCCCCGTTGAACCCCAGCACCACCCGGGCATCGTGCCCGACGGTGTCGAGCACCCGGTCGAGCGCCGCCCGGGTCATCAGGCGGATCTCGGGGTTGGCGATGTACGCCAGCATGAAGATGTCGTAGCGGATCACGTTTTGACCTCCATCCCGAGACCGGCACCGAGACGGAAGAAGGGCACCCGGATCTCCTCGAGGAACCGGCCGACCCCCGGCCACGAGACCGGGTCGTGGAACAGGATCACCCCGCCCGTGCGGACGCGATCGCGGTGGCGCTCGTAGTCCATCTTGACGTCCTGGTACTCGTGGGAGCCGTCGATGAAGAGGAGGTCGAGCTCCTCGGGGAAGTGCATTACCGCCGAGTCGCCCTGGATGAAACTGAACCGCTCGTAGAGGTTGGCCGCCTGGATCCGGTCGCGGCCCTCCCAGCACGGAACGATGTCCATCGAGTAGACGTGCCCGTCGCATTCCTCGGCAGCGATCAGGAGCGCCAGCGCCGAGGTCCCCCTCGAGAACCCGATCTCACCGAACACGCCACCCGGGCAGAGCCTGGCGATTCCCCAAAGAATCGGCAGTACCCAGTTGTTTGCCTCGATCGGAACCGCTTCTTTCACCAAGTCGTGGATCGTCATCAGACCTCCTTGGCCTGCGCGCCGGCGATGCCGACGAGGTACCTCTGCCAGTCTTCACTCTTCTCGATCTCGGATTGTGGGGGTCGGGTGGAATCGTCGATGACCTCGCGGTCGTGCTTGAGATGGCCGAGTCGGATGTCGGGGTGGAGCCAGCACTCGTAGCCGAGCGCACGCGCCTTCTGACAGAAGTCGACGTCGAGGCCGTAGTCGGGGTCGGGGATCATGCAGACCTCCTGGGGGTAGGGCCACCAGTGCGGCTGCTTGAAACGGGAGATGATCCGCATATCGATCCAGTGGCATCCGCCACCGAGGACATCGACCGGACCTGGTTGGGGAGGGATCTCGTCGGGCCGCAGGAAGCGATACCGCTTGCGCCCGTGGTCGCCGATGAACTCCTTCATCAGGACCGGGTGGTAGCAGCCCCCGCGTTGGTAGTAGAGGCCGCCGGCGATCGGCTTCCCGAGCTCGTAGAACTTCCGGATCATGTCGGGCACTTCGTGCAGCGTCTGATCATCGTCGATCATCAGCAGGAAGTCCGCCCCCTCGATCTCGGCTTGCTGAACGAGGTGGTTGCGAGCGCGGTACTGCTCTTTCTTCGTCGCCATGCCGAAGCTGAGTCGGATGCGGCCGGACAACGACGCTCCGGTCTGGAAGGCCCAGAGCATATGGGACAGGTAGATTTCGTGCGGGATGTCTTGGTAGGCGACTATCCCGACGAAGACGTGAGGGAGCCGATAGGCGAACCGATCAGCCCACTCGCGGTTGCTGGTTGAGAACGGGGGTGTCGCTCCATAGGTCTGGGCTGAACTCATAACCTCTCGCTTTCAGCTCTGCGATCTCGGCTTCTTCGACCATTACTGCGAGACGCACACGCCGTCCACCACATTTGGTACAGCCGCCGGAGGTGATGTCCGCGTGGATGAGGAGACCCCTGCACGATTCGCATCGCCACAGGGCATTCGGGTTGGAACCGACGGGGCCGCTCTCATTCTTTCCATTGACGGACATACGCTACTGCTTTCTCCAGTCGTTCCGGGTCGTCTCCGAACATTCCGATCCCGCGATTGCAGCGATGGCAGAGGGTACCGCGGAGCTTCCCCGTGGTGTGATCGTGGTCAACGTGCATCCCGCAACCGCGTTTCCCACGCGGCTCGAGAACGCCGCAGATGTCGCAGGGGCGGGAGACGCGGGCCGTGTACTCCTCCGGTGTGATGCCGTAATTCGACCCACCAGCACGAGCGAGACGTTTTTCTCGATTCCTGAGATACGACGCACGATCATAAGACTTCTTCTTCCGCTGGAACTCCGGATCGTCCTTGTTGCGGTGGTAATGCTTGGTCGTCGCCTTGCTGAGTCGATTTCGTTCGAGCTCGGCCGCGTACATGAGTGGGTTGCGTTTCCGCCACTCTCTCATGTACGCGGCTTTTGCTGTTTTCCGTGTTTCTCTGGTGTCCGTGTCCATACCAGCATTCTAGGCTACATTCAGCCTAAATGCTAGTATTTCTCACATACACCTTATGAACACCTTCTTTGCCGCCGCGGCGCCAGTCGTGTACGCGATGCCGGCCACGAACAGGTAGCTCGCACCCGTCGCGGTCACACCCGCAACGTCCAGTGCGAACGAGCCGTTCTTCGGCTTGAGCGGCACGCCGATGCCGATGCCGGTCGTCCCGTCCACGAGCGCGTTCGCGTTGTGGCCGTAGACCTGCACCAGACCGTAGTCGCCCACAGCGATCGAGGCCGTCTCCACGACGCCGGCCGCCAGCTTGAGCAAGGCGGTCGTCGGTTGGGTGACGCCCACGCCGTCGGCGTCGGTCGTGTAGTCGAAACACACGATCTGGCCCACGGTGATGGCTGCCGTCGAGTACGTGTTCTTGACGACGATGAAGACCTTTTCGGGGTCGCTTCGATTGAGTCTCTGGAAAAGCATCTGCTGTTTCTCCTGTTACGCTTCTGGCCTGGCTATCAGGTCAGGGCCGCAGATTGGATCGACGCCAAGACGCCGAGCTTGCGCGGGTTGGTCGTCACGAGCTGGCCGTAGAGCAGGATCTGCGCGGTGCGCGCGTCTGCGTTCTCCGGTCGCACGAACGGGGTGTTGATGAAGTCGGTCTCGCGGTCGACCACGAACTCCAGGTACTCGGTGTTCAGGAAGTACATGGTCTCGGCCGAGGGCGACCCGCCATCGACGGTGGCTTGCACCTGGTTCTCCGAGTCCGGCACACGCTCGTCCCAGTAGACCTGGGCACCCTTGAGCCGGATGTTGTCGAACCCGATGTCCGCCATCGCCTGGTTGACGTAACGGTGGTTCTGGTCGAGCGCACCTTCGTAGTGCTCGTACGCAGTCTGCGTCGCGATCACCACGTCGGGTCCGCCGCCGGTCCCCTTCGAGCAGTTGTTCCACATCGTGCGGCATTCCTTGAGGAAGCCGGCGGACGTGGTCGCGCTCGAGTCGGTGGACTTGTTACGCCACAGCGAGTTGGTCACTCGGCTGATGCTCTGCAGTGTTCCCGCGGCCGGGTTGTCGGCGATGATCGCCGGGAGGCCGGTGAGATCCTTGCCGCCGTTGCCGGTCGTGATGGCCCAGAGCTGCCGAGAGACTTCGTCCTGAAGCGAGAGCTGCGCGTCTTCCACCTTCTCGCCGAACAGCGACATGATCTTGCTTGCGCCAGAATTCTGCCGCTCTTCGATTCGAGCGATGGTGATCGACACGCTGACTTGCTTCCAGTTCGCGAAGCTCGACGTGACGTTGTCCTGCGGGGTCGTGTCCAGCAAGTCATACTTGCTGTACGACTTCGCAGTCGTGTTCTTGCCGATGCGAATCGGCACCTGGATTCTCTCGCCTCCATCCTCGAGACGCTTACGCCCGTTGGCGTGCATGAGATTGAAGAAGATGTTTTTCAGGAAGACCTGATCGTACATCCGCTTTCGCACGTTGAAGAGCGTAGTCGTGAGAATGGAGTCGTAGTCCAGGGTTAGCTGAGTTGCCGTAGGCATTTCCCTGTTCTCCTATCCCTTCTTGCCGGTATCAGAGCCGGCGTGACGTTTGCGCTTCCACTGCATCGGCGAATGCCTGCTCCACGGCCTCACGAGTGCTTCGAGGCTCCGGACGCTGCGTAGCGGCCGGTGTGCTGCGCGTAACAGAAGGCACAGTTCGCTCTACTGCGTGGTTTCTTTTGTCCCCAGGGAAGACCTGTCGCTGCGGTTGCTGGCGCGGATTTGGAGTCTGCGCCTGCTGCGCCGTGACGGGCCCCTTCCCTTGCTGCGCTCGAATGAGATTCCAGATGCCACGCACTCCAACCGATGGATCGGAGAGCATCGCACGGCCTACATCCGTGTTCGCCGCACGCATGACCGCGCCCATGTCCTGACGGAATGAACTGGCGAGCGGCCCCCGAAGGAGCTCTCCCACTTCACCCTGAAGACGACCACGAAGAGCCTGCGTTCGCGTTGTTTGCTCTTCGTGCTGGGCGCGTTGCTGAAGGACGCCTATGACGTGGTTGGCCACGTCTTGCATCATGGACACGAACACCGGTTGGTAATCTGCAAGCTCCGCGGGGAGCGGGGCGGTGAGTTGGAATCCGTCCCACAGGGAGGGCTCGCCTCCGGGGGACTGATCCTGACCTTGCCGCTCGAGCTCCTGTTGAAGCCGGAACGCTTCTAGCTGCGCTTGCAGATCTCCCTGACCATCCGACGGCGACGCGGTCGTGGATTTACGGGCCATCGCCCGCATGAGGAGCTGGTACGTCGGATCGTTGGGATCCAACTGTGCCCGCTCGTCCTCGGTTAGCCACGAGTCGTCGAACGTCGGCAGTTCTTGGCCATCTTCTCCGGGCGCGGCCGAAGCCGCCGCTGCGTCGCCCCCGGAAGGATCCGCCAACGGACCCTCATCTGGACGAACCGGACGGCGCCAGTGCTCTTCAAAGCCGTTCGGTCCAAGTTCTACATTAGCTCCGTTTGGTAACATCGGCACTGGCATAAGTTTACCTCATCTGAAACGTAAGTCGCCCTGATCCCTTGCGGTGCAGGTCTGCGTGCCGCTGGCGGTACTCATAGGTCGGCTCTTTTTGGACGAGACCAAGATCCTTCAGGCGCTGCCGTTTGTGGGCCTGGGACTTGACGAGGAAGGGCTTCTTGTCTCGTGCGTCCGTGAGATTTTCGTCGATGTGCTCTTCGCCCGACACGACGACCTTGGAAGCTGACATGATCCGAAGCGCGATCTGTCCGCAGTACGGACAGATCATCTGATGCTCACGGTCTTCAACCTTCGCGAAGACTTCGCAGCGATGGTACCCGGGGCATTCGTACTCGTAGATCGGCATCAGTTCTGCATCACGGCGCCGCCGTTGCCGCCCATGTCTCGCGTCATTACCCCGACCGCACCATTGGGCGACGCTGCCGTGCCGCCCATCTTCTGCGCGTCGAGTGCCTGCGTCGTCGCTTCGACAACCTCGAGGATCTTCCTGGCGATGTCGGTGTTGCCGAGCTCGTAGATCTGGAACATCTCGTCGAGAAACTCTGGTTGGAGGAACCGCATGCCGATCGGGCTCGTCGCCATCGGTACGAAGACCTGCTGCATGAACGAGAGAACCTGGCTGCGGTAGACGGGGTTGGTGCGCGGCCGCATTTGGCCGACGTCGATCGACACGAGGTAGTCGCCGTCGATGTCGGCGGGATCGACCGTACCGAAGAAGGCGTAGGGGCTCGAGAACTTCGGATCCTGCAGCGTGACCAACTTCGCAACGGTCATGTTCGCCTGGATGCTCCGCATCATCTTCGAGCCGGCGGTGATCAGGAAGTCGCGGATCTTGTTGTCACGACGATCGGATTCACGGATCTGTTGGCGGTTCTCGAGGATCGCGCCCTGGGTCGCCGTGTCGCTCGAGGCCACACCACGCATCTCGCCGGCGCCGGCGACCTCATCGAAGTCGGATGCCGTGATCGACATCACGACGTTGATCGTCGGATCCATCGGCGCCATCTGGAGCGCCACGATCGCGTTGGGGTCGGTGACCTCGGCGATCGACATGTCACCGCCTTTCGTCAGCTTGTCCCACTCCTCTTCGTTCTCGACCGCTCCCTTCTCGGCGAGGAAGTGGCGATCAGCGCGTCGCGTGTGGGTGGCGAGCTTGCTGCGCTGCATGTTGATCTCGTCCTGCACGGGGATCATCGCATCGACGTCCGGCATGCCCTCCCAGCGGCCGGGAACGTCGTTCATCCACAGGAAAACGAACGGCCCGCCGTGGTACGGCCCGCGATCCCAGAGCTCCGGCGGCATCGGCGCAACGCGGAGGTAGCCCTCTTGGCCATCGCCCCCCTTGGTCAGCCACCGAATCTCTTTCGCCTTGAAATCGTAGAGCGTGTAGCCGCGGGTGCGCTTCTCGTCCTCGATGACCTCGGGAAGATTGGCCTCGGACGACGTGCCCTGCCAGCTATCCGAGGTCGGTGTCAGCGGAGAACCGCTGGACGGCTTACGGACGGTCTCGTTTTCACGAAAGTCCTTGCCCGTCTTGAACATCGGGTCGTCTTTCAGCTCCTGAGTGGGCCGAACCCACTCCTCGGCGACCCAGCAATGCTTGCGGAAGTCGTTTCCGCCGTCGGGATCGAAGATCAGGCGGTCCCACGGCACCCAATCGACGAACCATTCCTCATCGACGAGCGTTTCACCGGGCGCTGGGATCGCAACGCCGCTCGAATCGAAGGCGTAGTCCCCGTTTTCGTCGGTCCAGAGCTTCCCCTTCACCAATTTCGGGATCATCAGGCCGCTCTCGAGCGTCTGCTCGATCACGACGTTGCCCGAATCGTCGTACTCGAGCTCCCCGCCGTCGGCGTTGGTCTCGAAAAAGGGCTGGTAGCCGATTTTGATCGCCCCGTGGGCGAACTGCGCCGAAAGAATCGCCATTCGCACGGCCCATTCCCCGTTCGCACGCTTCCAGACGTAGTTGAGGATCTGCTCTTTGGCCTTCCGCTTCGCCGATTCCGACCTCGAGTCGTCGGAGGCTACGTAGAAGTACGGATTCGAGAACATCAGCGCCGGCACCTGGGAGCGCACGGCGGAAAAGATCTTGTTTACGGTGATGGCGACGTCGTTTTCGCCGACGAGATTCTCCGCACCCTGGTCGCCGATGAAGTAGGCAACGTTGCGCTTGTAGTCGTCGTTGAAGGTGGTGCGCCTATCGATGCCCCGGGTGATGCGGGCACGATCCACGCGAACCCGTTGCTCTTCAGAGAGAGGAGCCATTCGCGCTGGTCTGTCGCCCCAGCCTCCGTTGCACGAAGTCCCGCTGGGACTTCTTCAGATCTTCGTAGTGTTTCGCGAGCTCTTCGTCGCAGTGGGACTTGAACGCCTTGAGGGCATCGGAGCAGGCGCCCCGGTGGGCCCTCCCCATGTCCTCATCCTTGCGCTCGATCTCCTGACCGCAGCAGTCGCAGATGTAAACGATCATGCGACTTCAGTTTAGGCAGGCTAATACAGTAGTTCAACCACCGAACCGTCGGGAACGCCCCCGGGTCTGCTTTCTCCGGTTGGCCTCGATCGCCTTTCGGCGCACGTACTCGGCCATCCCGGGCCGCAGCTTGGGCTTGGATTCCATCGGGGAGGGCGCCGTCACCTCGGCGTAGCCCCAGGCGTCCCAGGTGTCGTTGTCGCGGTCGACGAGCTCTTCCTTGAACGCATGGTCCTCGGCCGTCAACTCGGTCCACTCCTTGTAGCGGAGCCCCCGGAACTGGCGGATGTGCTCCTTGCAGTTGGAGTGGATGAAGAGCTTGGGGGATGTCGGATCCGCCCAGTAGTAGTGGAGCAGCCGCTCGATGCAGACGTTGTCCTTCTCGATGCCGCGGAGCTTCGACTTCTTGAGGTAGATCTCCTCCTGGGCGAGCAGCTTGGCCACCGACGTGTATCCGCCGCTCTTCTGGGCCTGGTTGGCGTTCCAGATGCTGGGATCCGCACGGATGTCCCACTTCACGAGGTCCCACCACGGGCACGCCTTCATCCGCTTGGCGATGCCGGGGATCCCGCCGATCTCCTCTCCTGGCTTCGCGAGCTCCCACAGGATGTGGCGATCGTCGTTGCGGTCGATCGCGTAGATGCCGAAGACCGTCAGGTTGCGCTTGCCGTAGTCGAAGCCGGCGTAGTAGCGCCAGCCGAACTGCAGGCCGTCCCTTTTGATGGGGTCGACGATTAAGGTCTGCTTATGATCATCGAAGAATGGTATTAGCTTCTGGCTCTTGGTCGCCAGGAAGTCGAGCTCCATGTGCTGGCGCCAGAGATGTCCTTCAACGCCGCCCGGATACCCCTTGGTGGCCTCGGCGTACCACTCCTTGCCCTCCGCGGTATCCGGATCCTTGTGTGGGTCCGACGAGTAGTGCAGCGCGGTGGCCGCGGCCTCGGTCTCGGAGCGAAACCGCCACATGCCCTTGCGGATGATCGTCTTGGGCTCCCCGTCGTCGGCGAACGTCTGCATCTCGCGCGAGTACTGCGAGGGCATGCGGACCGTGGCGATGTTGATGACGCGGCCGCCGCCGGTGATCATCGGCTTGAGCGCCGCCATGCCGGACGCCCACTCGTCCTGCAGTGAGCTCTCGTCGTTGATGACGAGGGACGCGGTGTGCGACTCGTAGTGCTTGGGGCCTTGGGGGATCGCGATGACGCGGGAGCCGTTGGGGTAAAAGGCGCGGCCGTAGCGCCACTTGATGTCCTGGCGAGCGAAGACCGGCAGGTTCACCTCGATGAAGCTGAGACGGGACTGCATCGGATCCGTCTCGTAGATCAGCGCGGCCGCGTCTTCTTTCTTCTTGCTCTGGACGTACACGCCGCGGGCCGGGTGGAAACGAGCGACCCACGACACGTAGGCGCACGCGAGCCACGAGACCATGAGCTGGCGGCTCTTGATCAGGTTCTCGATCGATTCCCCGTAGTGCCAGATCGAGAGGAGCTCCTCGAGGTACTCGAGGCGCGGGAACGGCTTGATCGGCTCGTCCCAGTCGTGCTCGTCGCGGGTTTTTACGGCCTCGAAGATGTATGCGTGTGGATCCTTCGCCCACCGCTCCAGCTTCTTCTGGTCGTTGGATTTACGCCCCATCTGCCGCCACGATCATTCGCCCGATGACTTCCGCGACTTGCGGGACGACGGCGTTGCCGAGAGCCCGGCGAACCAATGTCGGGGGAAGCCCATCTGCCACATAAAGCTCTCCGTAAGGGACATCCCAGTTGAGGGGAGCCACACTTGTAGCCGCCGGTAGGCCGGCCATTTGCTCATGGATGGTGCCGAGTGATTCGCTTTGGCGGTGGGGGTAGGCAACCACGAAAACTCGTGGACGGTGATGGGGGGCTCCCACCTGACAGGCGCACAGCCGAACATGCAGGCTGGCATACCCGAGTCGGTAAAGATCGCCCCGCACGAATGGCACCCAAGCTCGCCAGTTGTCGTAGATATTTTCGACAACGATGACACGAGGCCGAAGGTCGGATACGACCCTTGCGAACTCGCGCCACAGCCCGCTCTTTTCGCCGCCGAGCCCGCGTCGACCTCGGGTGTTGGCGTGGCTGAGGTCTTGGCAGGGAAATCCTCCGGCGATAACGTCAACTCTTGTTGCATCGCTTCCTATCTCCCGCACGTCCTCGTAGCAGCGCACCCCCGGCCAATGCTTCGCGAGCACGCGCCGACAGAACTCGTCTTTCTCGCATTGCCACACGACCTTCATGCCGGCGCGTTCAAAACCGAGATCAATGCCACCGATCCCGCTGAACAACGACCCGACCGTGAGCACTTACTCTTTCTCCCCATCAACGAACACCGTCGGCCGGAGCCTCCACTCGCTGCATTCCTTCTCGTGCCACGGACCCGGTCCGGGCATCATGTCGTGCTGGCGATTGCATTCAAGGCAGCGCGCGCGCGTCAACTTCTCGCTCTGCCTGAGCCCCATGTCGATCCTCGCTCCCGAGGAGAGTGGCCCGAGGTCCGCTCGCAGGCGATCCGCCTTCTCCGGCGGTAAACTATCCAGAAAGCACTCGAGCAGCAGGCGCTTCATCGGAACGCGGGTGCGGCGAGAGAAGTGCTTGAGCTCCTCGTGGATAGCCCGCGGACATTCGATCAGGACCCCAACCTTCTCGGTCGAGACTCCCCCGGTCTTCCACTTCTTGTGCGTCTGGCCTTTCGCCTTCTTTTCGCCTGCGCCGCTCTCTGCTTCGCTCTGTACGTCTTGCACCGACT